TCATTGCGGATGAATGTTGGTAGTATCTTACCTTTTTTCCTAGCTGCTAGGGTTGCTGCTCCTGTTATAACTGGTAATGTTCCCATCGCAGATTCGAATGTGGTCAAACCTGTGTATGCTAACATACGTAACAGCTCTATATATCTAAGCTTCTCTTCCATCCGAACGAGTAGATTTACATCCTGTACGTTGTATTCCACGAATGTCTGCCAATCATCATCTGCTAACTGCGCTAGATTCATATTACCGTAATCTACCTTCTTCTCATCTAATTCTAGTTCAGCTATAGAGTCTAACTTATACGATTCTCTTAAACCTATACTAAATTTCTTGTATACATCTAAGTAATCCAAGCATGATACACCATCGATAAACCACCGGACTGTTTCCCTACCAAACTGAGTTCGTAATGTCCTTGGATATATAGTACCAACCGGAGATAAGCGATGACATGTATCTTCATCAAACAGTCTAGCAATCCTGTTTATTATATATGGTATGTCGAAAAATTCACTGTTCCAACCTGAGAGTATATCCGGTGTATCGAGCGCTACACGATTCAGAAATGACTGTAACATTTTCTCCTCTGTATCGTGGTATATGTATTCACAATTCTCGATAGGTCTTTCTAATGGCTTTGTACCGAATGTAGTAAATTTCTTTGTTATCGTGTCGTATATTGTTATAACATTTATACAATCACTTGCTTTCTCCGGGACTGGAAAATCATCCGGACTATATGTCTCAATATCTATAAACCATGTCTTGATCGGGTGTTGATTGAATGTATCTTTTGTACATTCAGTTTGAAACAGGTCGATTAAAAATTGCTGATCCCATCTAATATTTTCAAATATTCTCGTCGTGGATACATCATTTAAAAACCGGTATCGGTGAGACGGTGATATGAAGCTTTTTTTCTTTAGATTTGTATCAAAAATCGATTTAATTCCAGTATCTTGTCTTGTCTCAAGATATAGGTATGGTTCATAACTCAATTCCTGCTTAACACGGTTTCCGTCCTCGTCCCATGTCAACAATATGACACTCTTTTGTCTTTTATCATATACAATATTACGGTACATTTATTTAGAATAGTATATCTCAATTAGTAGTGCAACTACTAACCAATTAAATTAAGATAATCATCTACATGATCATCTAACCACCGAGTCTGTAGTATATCGTTATATTTTTTAGACATCGACATGTATAAATCAACGTCGTTCAGAAGTTGTTTTATCAAGTCATGAAGCTCTTCTCCGGTTTTGAACTTTAGTGGAGATTGAACATACGTTGGTAGATCTTGACATATACAGGGTACACCATAAGCACCAGATTCGAGAATTTTGATATCACTCTTACACCTGTTGAATGTGTTATCATTCAACGGGGCTATAAAAATATTAACGTTTAAATCTTTGACGAATCTTGGTAAGTTGTATATATTTTGCCAGGTGTAAACTGTGATTTTATTCTCCTTAGCTAGATCACGCAGACAAGGTGGTATTGCACCCATAAATATCCATTCATAGTCATTCTTCGTTTTCTTAATCACATCTACAACATGTGACAAATCATCGACACCGTTATTCAAATTCTTAATATCATAATGTGCTGTAGAACCTGCATACATTATTCTTGGCTTCTTTGAAGGTGTATTGTTCGACCAATTCTGGTGAACTGTATCCGAGTCATACATATTATCTAGCCAGAACTTTGGAGCATAGTTTGGAATTACTCTTACATTCTTATTGTATTGTTCATAATAATTCTTCATCTGCACGCAAGGTACTGTGACTTCATCCACCATACCTAGTATTGTCTTTGCAGACTCTTGTAATTCATCATTATCATACGCACCTCGGAATGCATTATATCTTGGTATGTCATCTATAATGAAAATATCATCTATATCATATAGTAGCTTGAAGTTTAATCTACTTGATTTATCCTTCACAACCTTCATGAAATCTAATTGCTGTGGTGTTACCTGTCTCTGTACACGTACTGTAGATAAACCTCTATAAAATGAGTCTTCCAGCACCATTGTAGATGAGTTACTACCTACAGCTTTTTGTGTTGAGTTTAATAATAATTGCGGCCATATCATTCTCCAATGACCACAACCACCGTAATCCGCTATATAATCATGATAACGTTTTATCTTTGGTTTTCGAGATTTTTTATACACAACTTTTTGATTAACTTTACTACCTACACTTGTGCCTATTGTTGTACCGAACATAATTTTAGTTTACGACTCCTTCTAGTCTGGTTGTTACACCTTTCTCTTTTTGTAAAAATATAATATCACCAGTTGCTATCTTGGTTGAGTCTCTTCTATGTGAGATTACCATAGCCGATTCATTAAATTTATCCACACGCTCTTGTAATATATCCACGACCAATTCCACACCTTTCTCATCTAGACTACTATCAAATAACTCGTCGTATATATTGAGATTGAAAGCAACATCACCTTGTAATCTTCTGATATCCATAAATGAAAACAAACATGCGAGGTCAATATTCTTTTTCTCAGCTCCAGAGAAGTTAAAGTATGACATTATCTTACCTTTCTCATCAATTATCTGCTCTTCAAAATATTCATTGAAAACACACACACAATTTGAGTCCATCTTCTTGAGGTAGTAGGATAGCTTACTGTTTAATAGTTGTAGCACACGCTTCACAATATATGACTTTACTCCTTCCTCTGATACAACAAATCGAGCTATATCTATAAGATTTATATCATCCTTATGCTTGTTTATTGTCTTCTGCACATCTTGTAGTCTTGAAGTATGTTTCTCGAGTTGATCGTTTTGACTGTCAGTTATGGTGTTCAGATTCTTCATCTCTAGATTTAGCTCTCCATTCCATTCCTGTAACTGATTTATCTTACTGATAGTGTTATCCTTTTCTTTAACTATTATCATTTGTTCGTTTATTTTGTTCTGTATCTTATCTATTTTATTCTCAACTACATCCCGTACATCATCTATTAACTTTAATTGTTTGGTTCTTTCTAGTATCAGTTCATTATTACTTCTCTGTTCTTCGATTAATCGATTCTTCTCTTTAGTAATCTTTTCATGTGAATGTTCATTTAAGTTCTGCAGACATACAGGACAGGTTGAACCTTTGGATAACATCTTGTCATGTGATGACTTTAAGTGCTTGTTTGATGCTTTTAGTTCTATAATTTTTTGATTGCTGCTCTCACGTTTTGTCTTCAACTCTATCAATGTATTTTTACATTCAATTACTTGCTCTTGATACTCTGATACACTTTTATCAAAATTAGTCTCCGTACGACTTTTCAACTCATTTATAGAGGTTGTATTAATCTTCTTACGTTCCTCGATCTTGTTTATACGTGATTGGTTTTCTTGTTGTAGTCGTGTCTTCTCTTGTTCAATTGCTTGTATCTGATTAGATACCTCCTCATATCTTATACACTCCATATCTAAATCTCTCTGAGCTTCATTATATTGTGATCTGACATAACTCAGCATGTCACTAAAAACCTCCAGATTCAATATACTTTCAATAAACTTCCGTTTGTCTAGTTTTTTCTTAGCCATGAAAGGTACTGTATTGTTCACGGTCATTATCACGCAGTTTTGAAACAACTCTGGAGATGCGGAAATTAAATCTGATATATAATTTGTTGTGTTGTTGATTGTGTCAAGTGTTATATCGTTATCATTCTTATAGATGTAACATTTGGTTGGATTCAATGTACGTGTAATTTTGTATTGATCAACATTTCCAGAGGATGTAGAGATCTCTAAATCAACCGACACAGTAGGTTTTTTTTGTGTTATGTTATTACCTATATTCTCTTTTTTAATATCACGTAATGTGTTACCAAATATTGCGAAATAAATAGCGTCTGCGATTGTTGATTTACCTACTCCGTTTCTTCGTGAGGATTTATCCTTATTTATACCAGTTATAATATTCAGACCCTTGGTAAAATTTATTACGACTGGTTCTTCCCCTACTGATAGAAAATTTTGTACTGTTATTTTTTTAAATTTTACTAGTTTCATTTTACTGATTTGTATACTTGATTTACATAGTTAAATACATCTGATTTATTCTCAATGTCTAGCATATCGACAAATTCTTTCATAGCTGTCATTATATCCACACCAGAGAGGTCGTGATCATCACTACTATCCAAACCGAAGTCATTATAATTGATACTATATTCAACACCGAGATGTTCAGGTTGATTCTTAGATATTGATCTAAGCACTAATTCAACATCATCTGGCATGATGTGCATGTCTATATACACACGAACTATATTCTTATTAATTATCTTTTTATATCTATTCGTAATATTTTTCTCTTCCGCTAGTTCAGATAATTTTATTTTCACATGTTTGGGAGATATATTATTTTTATAAAAATCCATTTGAGATGTTTTTACATCTAATATATAATAACCTTTATTGCAGTTGATGTCTCCAAAATCCATCTCAAATGGATTTCCTAGATATACTATCTCACCAGATTTGTATTTACGGCGTTCACCATGATGGAAGTGACCTGTTATTACTAGTGGTGATTTTTTAAGCAATTCATTGTATGATACACCACTAGTACATGTTTTGAAATGATTCATTTTGAATGAACTAATCTCGAAGTGACCGAACATAATATCACACTTGCTAAATTGCTCTTTATCTGCGCCCCACGGACAGATCATCATTGTTTTATTATATTGTTTGAATGTATGTAGTCTGTCATATACATTTATATTCGGCCATCCTTTGAGGATTGATAGTGATGTTATGTTACTATTATCCTTATAGTAAGCGTCGTGATTACCTGATAAGATTACTATATTAAAATCCGATAATATATTCAAGAACTCTTGCGCTATTTGAATTGTATTTACCGCGATTTCATCTCTATAATGAAATAAGTCTCCACATATCATTATATCTTTGACCTTCTTTTCCTTGAGATCTTTAGCCAACCATCTAGCCCAATTTAACGTTACATTATGCCACATCGAACCGTTCTGATGTACACCTATATGTATATCAGATACACAACACACCCTGTTAGATAGAAACATATACTACTCCTCTGCTTCGCTGCTATATGGGTTTGTGTAATTTATTTTATTCTCGGTTGTGTCTGCATCTGTCTCCATCAATTGATCGTATACCATCTCTTGATAGTCTGTTACTGCTTGCTTGTATTTTTTCTCTTTCTTTATTCTGTTAATAAATGCATGGAAAGCAATTGTTGTAAAGTATGAGAATGGATTATAACCTGAAGTTGGATCGAATTTCTTACCTTGTAATGCAGTAAACATTTTAACTATCGCATCACCAATCATATCATCCTTATAAGAATAGTTGATAAAGTTAGGTGCAAAGGATAGACCTTTGGCGATTTTGTATACATTCTCAGCTAGTACTGGATCCATATCTACACTTTCCGGTTGTTCATAATAGTCTATTATCTGCTGTAATAACACCTTACTATTTACATAGTGTGGTTTTTTTGGTTTCTTTGCCTTAGGTTTTCTAGGCTTGGGTGTTTTAGCCTTAACCTCCGTGGATTTTTTTTCTGGTGGTTTTGATTTCATCATAAATTATTCCGTAAATACATTAATTTTGTATTCTATATTCTCTTTGTCATAAAGGATACTTCTCTTTTCAAAGTGTCTAGAGCCGTAGTATAAATTGTCATATATATCAAATATAACTAACCGGGATTTAGTCTCGTGTTTTCTCAAACCACGACCTATAGATTGTAGTGTTTTAATTTTGGCCTTTCCACTACCAGCGAAGACTATATAATGTAGGTTTTTTATATTGATTCCGGTTGAAAATATCTTAGATATTGCTATACATATAACGTTGTTGTTTAACTCCATGTATCTCCGTATGCGTTCTCGTTCTGTTACCTCAACATCACCTCTTATAAAGTACACTTCTTTACCTTTAGCTTGTTCTTTAATCTTTTTGTACATTAAAGTACCATGCTCGATATAGTCAACAAGAATTAGAGAGTTATTATCGAAATTTTTACTCAATGCTGATATTACTTTGTACCTGTATTCTGATTTTATAATAAAATCTATTTCAGCTTTGTATTTAGCAAGAGGGTTACTCTTACTAACATCCTTAGGCTTACTACTGTAATTTATTTTTAATACCTGTGTTGAAGCTTTTACTATATATTCCTCTTTTCTCAGCGAGTAGCTTCCCTTTTCATATATAATAGGACCAATTTTTCCTATTATATTCCATTGGTCTAGTTGCTCTTCTGGCATAGTACCAGTAAATCCATAGCGGTTCGGTGTATGTATTTTGGATATAATTTTGTTAATCTTGTTTTGTTTACGCAAGCCATGCACCTCGTCAATTATTAATACATCTATATCCTGTATCCACGATACGTCACTTTTAGAGCTTTGTAATATTGATGTATTTGCTATAGTTACATTATAACCTAAAGTCAGGTCATTGCTACCGGTCCATTTTGTTGTTGAGAAACTCACACCATATTCTTTAAAATCTAAGTATGTTTGTGATACTAGGCTTAAATTAGGTACTATTAACAGGCATGTGAATTTTTTGTTTGTCTTATATATGTTCTCCAACAAACCAGCCATAGTTAGTGTCTTACCACCAGCAGTCGCTAGTACTGCTACTCCACGACCAGATTTACAGCATATATTTACAATATCTTTCTGATAATCTCTCAAATCTAAATTCAATTTAACATCGTCATGTCTTTTTATTTGTGGTAATGCTATCTTTTTGAACTGCTCTGATACGTTAATTTTCACCGGTGAATCTAAGCTGTTTAAATATTTTTTAATCTCGTGGTACATACCTATATCAAATCTACCAGCAGGGGTTATTGCGTATAAGCGAGAAGGTGTAAATCTATTTCTATATCTTGTGAACTTCGCTGCATTGTTTGGTACTGAAAACACTTCACGTAGTAATGTAAGATCATCACCTTTTATATGACCATACTTACACTTCTTATCAATATCTATATTATATGTTGTCATAATGTCTCCATCTTTATTATCTCTACTAAGTTTTTCATATCAAAACTCATGCTGCTAAATATACGCTCGCACTTGTCTAGAAGCTCGATAACTAATTCAATATCCTTTATATTATCATCTAGAACTTGTATATCGTTATGCTTCTCTGCTATCTTATTTGCAGCTGGTCTAGTTAGTTGTATTTCAGATGAACTTCTTACCTTGTCTGATATCTTTGTTATACATTCATGTCTCTGTTTTTGTAACTTGTATAAGTCTCTCTTATGCCGTACTAGACGACCTACCCATTTATGCTTTAAAGCTGGTAGTTTCATCTGACATTCCTTGAGAGCAAATTCGTCAATTGCGATATCTTTGCTTAATTCATCTATATATCTCTCGAGTTGCATACGTTTATAGATAAATAATAATATATAAAACTCGAAAATCAAGATGAGAACCTATAAAAATATATTTACTAACATTTTACAAGAAGATATGACCGCTGGAACTGCCTTTGGAGGTGGTAACAGTAAGGGTCAGACAGCAGGGTCGTTCGACAAGACTGATTCATATGCACCGGGAGATGCAAGACTACCCAAAGCTCTCGGAACTATCGATTTGACAGACCGGAAAAAGAAAAAGAAGAAGAGGATAAAACAGAATCACAAAGTACCTAAAGGTGAGACGGTACCTGTTATACAGCGTAGAGAGACTGGTATGTCTGGTACATCAGGTAAAGCTGGTCATGGATTTATGTAATGTAGTGTATATAATAAAGTATGACAAGTAGACAAAAGGCAAAAGGTAATCAGTTTGAGAGGCAAGTAGCGAATCATTTATCTGAGGTCTTTGAATTGAATTTTGAACGCGTTCCTAACTCTGGAGCATTCACCGGTGGAAAAAATATACACAGATACAATACATTAACAGAAGCTCAAAAGCTAATTTATGACGGTGATATATTGATGCCAGAAGAATTAGGTAATGTTAAGATAGAGTGTAAGTCATATAAAGATTTTGCATTTCATGGATTGTTCAAAACGAATGCACTGATTAACAGTTGGATTGATCAAGCTAAGGTTGATTTTAAAATATGGTTTTTAATTTTTAAAATAAACAATAGAGGTTCATTCATCGCATTTGATCGCATGGTGTGGAAATCTATAAACTACCAGGGTAATTATATGAATTACAATTCATGTTACATCGTGAATTATGATGGTTTTTTCGAGAAGAATAAAAATGTGTTATTGAAGATGTCTAGTAAATATAATATTAATCATGGTAGTTGATTATTTCATATTTAAGAACAGAATTAAGATTGTTGATTTTAATTCTATTCTTCAGCAAGTCGATGTTACTGTGATTGATAGGTTGTATGAGATTGATAGTGATATGAGTATGGTATGTAGCATGTCTCGTGATTTTAGACGGTTGTTTATGTATAATTTAATCAAGCAGACTTGTGATTATATATTGAATGATAAGTGTAAGGAGAAGATTTTAATGTTCGTTAATATTAACACATTATCGACATTCATGAGCAGGTATGTGGATGACAATAGCAAACTTGATGCATTTATATCTAAGTGTTTGAGAGATGTGTGTAGTAAATTACCAGTTAATATGCATATATCAGATGATTTTACATTCAACCAATTCATGAATCTCAATAACGATGATGGTGATAAAATTAGTATTATGAATCATATCTCATATAGTATGTGTAATAAACGTGTTGTGAGCTTTGAGAAAATTAAGAAATTTATTAAAAATAACGGATTGACGTTTTTATCCGAAACCTATTTTGAAGATATAAGAACAAAGAATCTATTATTTGCATAAATAATAGTATGGGGAAGTTCATAGATATAATAGAATCACGTTTTCGTGATTATAGAGATCGAGATGATGAAGATGTTAGTTATGATTTCATGAATCCTTTATCAAAGGATAGATCACAATCAGACTCAACATATCCTGACCCACTCGGTAATCACAACAACTCACAAGAAAAACCATCAACAAGCGAAGATCCAGTAGATATAGAACCTGAAGAACCAGCTGTTGATGATACACCAGAACCAACAACTACACCTACACCAGTAGTATCTCCTGAGGTGGAATCAGAACCAGAAGAGCAGTCTGTAGAACAGTTGTTATCAGGTATCGGTGGAGAGCGTGGTGAATCTATAACTAGAATAAATGACTACTTTAATACATTATGAGCCAAATTGATTATGATATAATATCAAACTCTTCAGAAGTTGATAGAATTAAATACCTGAACACGTTAAGTGATAGGGAGTTGGAAGAGGTTGAGAATAAAATTAAACAGATACAACAACCGAGTGGTGATGGCGTAGGTAAGAGATTCGCAAAGGGTCTAGCCAGAGGTGCTGGTAGACTGGCGAAAGGTGGCATGAATGCTGTTGGTGGTGCTTTGAAACACATGAGTCAAGGAGCTACAGATGACCCGTTTGGTAATCTTGGAGTGGGTAAGATTCCTGGTATGTTCAAAGGTGCTAGAGGTACAAATGAGATTAAGGTGATGAATCAAAGATATGCTGATGTTAGCAAACGTATTAACAACCCATTAGTGTCAGTGGAGATGAAAAATTTATATAAACGTGATCTCTCGTTGTGGGAAAGACATAGAAATAAATTCAAACAACAAGATCGAAGGACGCAAGGTTGGTTGAATTATTTCAATCGTAATCTACGGAAGATTGAGCAAGCTGTGGGTATACAGCCAGCTATTAATAAATAATTGTATTATGGAGAATTTTGAAGAGAAGCTGCATCGAGCATGGTCGTTATATTTAGAGGAAGAGTTACCACCACCACCTGGTGAACAAGAGCCAGAGGCTGGTGCTGACCCAGCAGCAGAAGCTCCTCCTGCACCAGAACCAGACAACATTGATGACGCACCAGATGATGTGTCCAAGATGAAACTGGACATGGTGGAATCAATACGCAAAGCCATAATTATCAACCCGAACGATATAGATCGATCACTATACGCCAAGCTGACCAACACCACAAGCATGGAGAATCTTGACGACATGGAGAAGACCGTGAGAGAGTTGGTGAGTGGTTATTATCCAGACACAGGGTTATGAGCAACAGAGATATAGGTAAGTTATACTCAAGTATCACTGGTAGTAGTTTGTCAAGGCGGGAGAGATTCATAGTTAGTGAAGATAAGGAAATATACACAAAATCTCAGAATCGGTATAAACATTTAGGCAGTGTCACTAATCAAGAATTTAACAAAATTACCAGAATGATCAGTTCCGGAGAGGCACTTGAGCAAATCGAGGAATACTTGATCAGTAAGCAATATACACCTGATTCATTCAAGGGTGAAGATGACTATAGGTTATTAATAGAACTGTTAGACGGGGCTGCTTTTGAAGGTTATATATCTCAAAAAAAGCCGGATCTGATGACAGTTAAGTCTGGTAATATTATTGACATTACATCAAGAAGTGGTCTAGACTCTACAATGGCTCAAAGGATAGCCAGATTTACACCAATCGACAAAACCGGTAGTAATGTCGGTCCAGGAGAGATTTTACTAGCATTAACATTTAATGATGTTTCAAATTCAACTATAGGTGGTGACTTAATGATAGGTAATAACAAACTAGAAGTTAAAGGACAAGGTGGTAGGTTCGGTCAACAACCTGGTAGAGGTGGTATTGCGTTTACATTCGACACGTTATTAGAACCTCTAAAACAACCACCATTACTTGACGGTATCGTTTCGTTAGAAAAGAGTATAAGCACAATCTACAATTCATTCGTAAATGAAGGTATCATTAATCAATTTATACCAAGATTACGGAAAACTCTTAGTTCATCATACCCCTCCGGTAATTTAAATTATATAAATAATAAAATTGATTTTAATAATCTAGGTACCAGGAGAGGAAGAAACGTACTACCAGGGGATATCAGAAAAGCTCTTGCCAAGTTAAACTTTGATCACTATTCGTCAAAATACAAAACAGACTTATTTTTATTTGTTGATAAAAATTCGTTAGATTTTGCAATGTTCGCGAAAAAAGACGCATTAAAAAGTGGTGGTTTAATCGATTCAAATTTATTATTATCTAGTAGTTTTTCACTTAGCACTCTATACCCAAATTTTAATTTTAACTTCAATGGTAACATATAAACAATATTATAATCTTCTGATCGAGAAGAAGGTCAATCCAGGAGTGAAACTTCATTTGTCACATCTAGAAGATCTGGTGATCGAGCAAGGCAAACAAGGCTTCGCTTCATTTGCAGAGCATATTATAGAGCTCAAAAATTACATCTACGGTTTAGACAGCGAGACAGTTGTGAATCTCAAGGTAGATGGTGCACCAGCATTGTATTTTGGAGCTGACCCTCGTCCAGACTTCAAAGGTCAATTTTTTGTGGCTAGTAAAAGTGGGTTCAACAAGACACCCAAACTAAATCACACACCAGAAGAAGTGAAACAGAATCATGGTCATGCCCCTGGTTTGGCGCAGAAGTTGATACAAGCTCTCAACTCGCTCAAACCAGTATATGAATCCATTGGAGCTAGTCGTATATATCAAGGTGACATAATTTTTACTGACGATTTAAAGAATCAAGAAACTATTGACGGTCAGGCTCATATCACATTTCAACCACAGCTAATCAAGTACGCTGTACCTGTGGATGAGAGCAGTGAGTTGTATCACAGGATCAACAAAGCAGCATTTGGAATCGCGATACATGACAGTTTCAAAGGAGTCACCGATGATGGTACAAATATCAGGTTCACATCACCTAATAAGAACGTGTTAGACCTTGTAGAAGCTAGCAAACAACACGGTGTTTTCATCGAGAGTAGTACATATAACCAGAAGCAGATAAACCTTGATCTCCCACGGCAAACAAAGGTTGAGCTGGATACTCTGATGAGCAAAGCTCAAGGTCATATGGATGAAGTTAGTGAGACTTTCAACACCGCTTATACCAGCAACAACAAATTTATGGGATTGATTCAACGATTCTTGAATGATGAAGTGAAGAAGGCAGACCGGACCAAAAACAACATATACTCACTGGCGTTCAATGGGAACGATTTTAATGAGCAGGTGTTTGGTAAGCGTTTTAAAAAATTTCTCAAAGGTAATTATGATAAAGAGATAACTGGTAAGGGTGATCGTGGTATTCTCAATGCTAAGGAACGTATGAAAGATTACCAAGCTATGTTTGAACATGACAACTTTCAGCATTTTGTAACATCAACACATTACATGATCAGAATCAAAAACTTGATACTCAATCTGTTCAATCAAATAGAATCTCAAATTGCCAAGACGGGTGGTAAGATAGGTAAGGCCTTCATACCACAAGCAGATGGGTCGTTTGCTTTAAGCAGAGGAGAGGGATTTGTTCTCTTTGTGGGTGACAATCAGGTGAAGATTGTGGATCGGTTGGATTTCTCAGCTAAGAATTTACAACACGGTCAGTTTCAGAAATAATTAGTAAGTACCACCAGCGCTAGGATTTTCAACCTGCTTCACAGCGTGTGTCAATTTATCAGCCACTGAATTCATCAACGAACCGTATGCCTTCTGTATTGTCTTTTCTGGGTTTCTTCCCATTCCCAACATACCAGCCTGACCTTTTCCACCAGCAAGAGCTTTAGCGGTTTTGATCAATTGAGGGTTGATTACACCGGCTCCACCAACTGCATTAGATAAATCTCCAGCAGATGGATTGGCCTCTTCTATACCTTCTTTATCTTCATCTTCTTCATCAGTCTTAGAACTCTCTTCATAACCTTGACCGCTACACTTCGCAGTAGCTTCGGCTCTAGAATAACCATCACTCATGTAGTCTCTGATACAATCGTACATCTCTTCTTCAACTACATCACCTGATTCTAATTTTACTTGATCGGTGAGTTTCAATATCTCCAGCATTTTTTCAAAATTCTCTCCCACTTTGTCTTTTTTACCCTCAGAATCGTCTTCAGTTTTTTTCTTGCGAATCTCACCAGTTTTTTCATAGTGATCTGCATCTTCATCATCCTTCAATGCTGTTTGTATGTTACCTGAGTTAGATTCCTTCTTGAGAGGACCTTTGCCTTTTTTAGCGGCGTCTGCAGCTAGTTTAAATTTTTCACGCTCCGTGAGATCTCCTGTTGACCCATCAGTACCTTCCTCAACTTCGTCCTCATCTTCCTCGTCTTTCTGCTCTTGTGCTAAACCTGTCACAGGCTCGTTGTGCATGGAACTAGTCGGAGGTGTCGTGATTGTTGGTATCATTTGCTCCTCAGCGAAATTTTTGATCTCAGAGCACACCTCTTCATATGTTAGTGATGACTGATCTTCGGTATGCGCTGCGCATAATTTTCCTAGAGCTTCTCTCAATTGCTTGATGCTTCCAGATCGATGTATATTGTCTATATCAGATGATGTACTCTCATATAATGTTTCGTGTGGTTTTTGTTTTGTTCTGATGGAGTCATCATATGCTTGGTTCAAGGATTCAAAGTCTCTATGGAAATTTCTCATGTAATTATTTATTTAGACTAAATAATATAAATGAATAAATACGACAAACTGTTTGAAAATATAATGAGAGACAACATGATCAGTACCAGTCTCAATTATGAGGATTATAAAAACCGTACGGATGATGAGCTTAAAGCAGAGTTGGATGATTTAAAAAAACATGATCCTAAGACGTTCAGAGCCAATATCAAAACAAAGAAACAAGATATAGACAGAGAAATGAAGAGACGGAGTGGTAAAAAGGATAAATAATGGTATGAACGAATTAACAGTACATGAACAGATTATTGAGCAAATCGAGTTATATCACACGAATAACGAAAAATTTGAAAGTAAAGGTAATAAAGCCGCTGGAACGAGAGCGAGAAAAGCATTAAACGAGCTAGTAAAACTAGCTAGAGAACGCAGGAAAGAGATCCAAGCGGCTAAAAACAACGATTAATAACATTAGTTTATGCCTACACCTGCACAGTTAACACAAGGTAACTACAACTCTTTAGATACTAGCAACCAGATCAATGATGGTCATTTTATTATTGGCTATAATGGTAATTCTGTTGCTGGATCTGAGAGACGTTACAGTGTAGGTGATTTGAAGAAATATATAAACCATGATCAGATAATACATGGTCATGGAACCGCTAGCGCAGAGGGTGGTCAAATAACACTATGTTCTTCGGCAATCGGAGAGGGTATCGAAGAAACTAGCTGGAACTTTGACGCTATCACTAGAAATATAACCGCAAATACAACCATTACGTCGGAATGGGTTAGAGTATTCTCTCGAGGTGCAACTGGTATGATGATGGGTACACAAGAGGGTAGATGGTATTTTGCTACAGATGGACAAATAGCAGAGCAGCTTCATCAAGAATGGAATGGAGTAGTTACTGTTGCTCCGAGATTTTTACGCAGTATGCCTGGTGGAGAAACCACACAAAGATGGCGTAACACTACAAATGTAACTAGCGGTACTGTGAAGGTTTTTCAGTGGTTAGGTACACCCAGTGGTGGTGGATTAACAGCTGGTCACGTGGGGTTGAGAATCGCAGCCGGTAAGAGTAGGTTAGAACCACATGACCGGACAGCGTTAGGTGTAATCACAGCCGTGAGCGGAGACACTGTCACAGTTGATTTCGATAGAAACGCTGCAAGTATCAATATAAATGGTACTTTTATGTTGTTCAGATCGGATGGTGGTTTGAGTGTGAAGGGTTATGCTACTAGTGATGATATAGTTATCGACAATTTAAAGGTTGAGAACAATTCAACATGGTCATTGAACAATCCTAGCAATACTGATAATCGTATAACGATCGACCCTACCGGGAATGGTGATTTTAATTCACAGGTTGATGGTCGTCATGTGCTCGGTAAGATAACCACTCGCGAGTTAGATGTGACGGTTGGAGAGACAAGTTCTGGAAATAGAGCAGAAGTCAACATCATTGGTCGTGGTACAAGCCCAACCGATCAAGCCAGTGCTAGATTATTTGCAGGTCAATCGGAGAATATTGGATTTGGATTACTTTACAATGCGGATGATAATCCTAACGAGATAGGCACAAGTGATGAAGCTTTTGTTTATTTGAGTAAAGATCAGGTGGATACCGCTGTAATGAAGTGGAAATACATTTCCGATGCACCATTCGAATGGTCAGCATCCACTGGTTTTAGAGGTATGATCAGAGTTAATGATCCGACATTCACACTACCAGCATTTGCATGCGATGTTAATGGTGACGTTCGAGCGAGTGGTAATATAATTGCACAGAGTGATGAACGCTACAAGACAGACATAACACCTGTACTTGATAGTATCGATACGATCAAGCGGCTTTCAGGAGTTAAGTATGTCAAGAAACAGACTGGTAAGATGGATTATGGTCTAGTTGCTCAACAAGTTGAAGAAGTATTACCAGAATTGGTAGTAAAACATAGTGGTGATAAGTATATGGATGAAAGATCTATAAATTACAACGGTGTAATTCCAGTGTTGATAGAAGCAATCAAAGCACAGCAAGTGCAAATCGAACGATTACAACAGCGCAGTAGTAAGTAAATCTATAACTGCACCACCATCGTTTATATCAACACGAACCAGACTTGGTGATTCGTTAGTAGGTTCGTCCGATGTGTAACCGTAATCCCCATATACATCATCAACACCTTCTGGTATAGTAAAATCAGTTATTGTGGCGTCTGATATATCAGGCTTGTCGATGACAATATCATCAACTATTATCTGTAATAGCTGTCTTGTTGTTTCTGACTTGCCAGATCTTCCTACAAAATCTATAATGTTTTGTTCAGAGACTTTACCTTTTAGTGATGCTATTGGATTTTTAAGGTGGCTGTATAGATAGTGTGGTAGATATTTAAGTGTAATATCTGCACAATCTTTGATCACATAATATGCACTCTTGTTCAATATTTTCACTTGTGTCTCTGGAGACTTGCTAGCGATAATAGCTGGTCGTTGTAGATTTTTAAATCTAGTGCTAGATAAACCTATTATAACATCCTCTAACATTTTAATCGAACAATCGAGTTAATTTAGTGTCATTGACTGACCCAAGAGCTACCTCTAATTGTGTTATATATTTTGAGAGATTCACACCGACATCCTTCCCGGTGATGTTATCAGATTTTTGCATCAAGTTGTCAACACGAGTAATATGTTCGTGTATAGCCAGAACCAACTGTTCATTATGTTTTTGAAGTATTGCGTTAGATTCTTCTAGTTCTTTTTTGTTCATATAAATATATATGATATTATCTGATGAAATCAATAAATATATACATGCAAGGTCTGGATCAATTAATAGCCGATGTTTTGAGTACTTTAAGTAGTGTACAAACTATTGACCCTAAGTTCGTGTTGCTTAAGAATGTTACAATGAGTTATTTAATTGAATCTAAAGGTGTATGTGAATTGATGGTTGCAAAGCATCTGGAAGGTATAACAAGTGTTGACGGTCTAGAGTTATATGTTAATCAGCAATTTGATGAACGAGATCTAATTAATATTTATAAACAGGCGTATTTTCATGGATAACTTTAAAAAATATCACAACGATTACACTCAATCAAATTCAATTGGTTTTTTTCCGGGTGGGTTTAAACCTCCACATAATGGTCACTTCGCAGCTCTTCAATCGATGCTGGGTTATGATGTGATGAACCCTGAAACAGGTAAGCCAATATTACTAGATGGTTCAATGACATCTGATTATGTGTATGTTATTATCGGGCATGCTCCTAGAGGCTCACAAAATCAAAATGACAATTATAGTAGAGCTAAGAGAAGCAAAGTACCAGCAGATGAGTTGAGCGGTATATCAGAGACGATGATAACAAAGGAGATGTCACTAGAGGTTTGGAATATGTATATAAATCAAGCTGATAAATCACTAGTAGATAAAGTTGGTGTTTCTATATCTAGTAGCCCAAGTCCAGTTATAGGTATGGAGCAGGCTATCTTAAACTTAAAACCTAAACAAATAGCTAATAATGTCATTAACCTATATGCAGGTGCTGAAGATCAATCTAGGTATCAATACTTTGTTAGTGATAGGTTTAAGCTTAAAATTTCTGAACAGCATAACATTTCACCAGAGAAAATTCAAATTAAAGCCAACCTGCTAGATCGTTTGGGAAGTGCAACAGATGTGAGAAGTCAGATACTAAGAGTAGCTACACAAGAGGCAGATATACAAACTCTTGAGAAGATGCTACCACCAGGTGTAAACATCCCGGAGTTTTTAAATTTAGTAAAAAAATTTAAATAGTCTATTGATAAATGCAATATATACATAAATATAGATATGAGTATGCTAAAAATAACTGACGGTTCCGTAATGCTTTGCTGCGGTAAGGATAAATGCCCGGTGATGACTTTTACAGAGGATAACCAAATAAAAATTGTTGATGATTATGGTAATCACGTGATAATGGAGCAGCAACAGGCTCAGCTTATCACGCAGGCGATCGAGGAATTAGAAAAATCGAAATCCTAGCTTGTGTAGGTTTAACTTTCATTCTTAAGTACGGTACTATCTTAGATAGACCTAGAGATGTCTTAAAGAGAGTTAATGTATTGAATGAGCTATTCAAGTGTAGTTTGTGTTTAGGCTTCTGGTCTGGTGTTACTATAGGTATGATATCGTATTACCTTACACAAGATTTAAGTCATATCATATACACACCATTTGCATCAGCTGCAGTTAGCTGGATCGCGGATCATTTCTTAGGTGCGTTAATGTCTATAGAAAAATAGTTGAACTATTTCAAACATATCTTATAATATAGATATGTCATTTAAGAGTACTAAAATTATTGAACTAGGTAGCTGTGCATTCAGACAACCTAATGCTACAAGCCATTGTAGGTTTTTACACGGTTATAGATTAACGGCCAAATTTTGGTTTGAAGCGGAGGAACTTGATAGTAACAACTGGGTTGTTGATTTTGGTGGCTTGAAGCAGTTAAAAGCTATATTACAAACACAATTCGACCATACTCTATGTATATCAGAAGACGACCCGGAGCTCGATAGATTTAGCGAGTTGGAAAGAGCTGGTGTTTGTGATTTACGTGTAATGGATGGAGGTGTAGGTGTAGAGAGATTCGCAGAGTTTTGCTATCAAGCAGCTGATGCTTATGTAAATCAACTTACTAATGGTAGATGTAGATGTATCAAAGCAGAAGTTTTTGAACATGAAAATAATTCTGCTATCTATGAAGTTAATTTAGACAATCACAAGACAGTGATGAACACTGGTTGTAATGAAGATAGTACTACAGAGGAAATCGCGGAAGACATCGCGAGTGTAGTAGAGAATAAACAACAAAACAATATCACAAGACCACCATTCGCTAAGAAAGCAGCTCCGCTGACTGCCAGAAAGACAGAGGGTCGTTGGGCTGATGAGAGAGGTACATTTGGAATTTAATATGAAAGATAAATACATTACCGGAATACTAAACAAATACATTGGTATTAAAGATATAGCGATTGCAGACTTATCTGTGTATCTTGACAAACCTGTTGGGGTTGGCGAGCATGGAGACTTAGGTCTAGAAATTGAGAGAAAAATTAAGGAGATCAATAAATGTGATGAAGTTATTGATACCATCAATCGGTACTTCTCAACCAAGCAAGAAGATGACTCAGATACTAAATAAAGCTGAAACTCAGGTTAGTACCGTTCAAGGTGAACGTGTATATGACACTTTAAATATATCTGAAGATTTCTACTCTGTACAATGTGAGGGTAACACAACAGGTTACCCAGCTTACTTTATTAGATTGAAAGCATGTAATTTAATGTGTGGTGGTCGTGATGGTAGTCTCATGAAAGAAGGAAAGGCAACATGGTGGTGTGACACAGAGTATGTGTGGAGAAAGGGTCTAGAGAAAGAATTTAGCTACCTTGTTGATAGATGGAAGCAAGACAGAATTTTTGATTGGGTGAAGGGAAGAAGAGTCAATCTGATATGGACTGGTGGAGAACCTACCATACCAAAAAATCAACACTCAATTGTTGCCTTCCTAGATTGGTTGGGTGGCTCACATAGCGCTTACCCATATAATGAAATTGAGACTAATGGTACCATTTACATCAATGATGATCTATTTGACTATATCCATCAAATAAACTGTTCTGTTAAGCTTGAGAATAGTGGTATGTCTAAAGATAGAAGAATTGTACCTAAAGCTCTAGAGAGAATAATGTCACATGACAATTATTGGTTTAAGTTTGTTATCAGTACTGAGGATTGTGTTAAAGAGATTGAGAGAGATTTTATTAGACCTTTCAATATCGACCCTAAAAGAGTTATCATGATGCCTGGTTTAGATAATCAGGCTGACTTTCATGAACGTACTAGATTTTGTCTAGAGGTTGCAAAGAAGTATGGATATATTGGGTTGACTAGATTACACGTATCAGCTTGGGATAAACTAACTGGTGTCTAACGATTATACACAGTCGTGGCGTGATATACATGATTTATGTAAGATCATCTCAAATAGTATTAAGTTACAGAACGAAAAAGTAGGTAACATAATTGCATTATCTAGAGGTGGTCTTGTACCAGCAACTGTGTTAGCCCATGAACTAGATATCGATCGTATATATAGTTTAGGTGTCAAGTCGTATACAACTAGTAGAAAGAAACGTGAACCAGTCATGTATCAACAATTAACTAAGACAGATATATGGACGCTCAAATCTAGCACTGGTTGTACTTTGATTGTTGATGATATTTGCGATACTGGTGAAACATTTCTCTTTCTAAGAAAAAATATCTGCAAGGAAATTGATAATACCAGATTCGTCTCTTTAATACTCAAACCTAAATCAAAAATTACACCTAGATATTTCGCGGAGAAATCCTACAAGTGGATTGTTTACCCGTGGGAATTAAATAATAGTAAATGAGAATATCCTTTACTGGCTTAACACAATTATACACAAGTAGCTTTTTTGATAAGTTCACTGACAAATGGCCCAACTACCTACAATCGAGTGTTAATAGTTACACTCCAGATGATATATCGTTAGTAACAAGCCAGCAAGAACAGTGGGAGAATCTTAATAAGATTATTGATGAAATGCAGCAGCATAGAAATAATGATCATATATATTACCATGGATCTGCAATTGATAATATAGTATATAGTATATGGGCTAATGCTAAAGGTCATGACTATGAAGACGAATTCATTCAAAAATGCTTACCAATCGTTGCAGAGTCGATGAAGTTTGTAGATGTTGTGTTTTATGTACCAAACACCAAGCATGACGATACAGATGTGAGTTCTGATTTCGATGAGATACAGAATCTATACACAGCAGTCAATAGTAAGTGGCAAGAAGATGAATCTCCGTTCTTTATAAAGGATGACAGACCACCGGTTATTGAGTTGTTTGGAGATGCCGAACAACGAGTAGAGATCATATCTCTTTATATGGATGAACAGGGAGATTCAATAGGTGCTCAAGGTATAATTGATCCTGGAGAACTTGAAGAACTCGAGAAAGCTTTCGGTATTAAATAAATAATATTGATGAACAATTATAATCAGAGTTACGAAACTATTCTAGAAAAGTATGGTCTACTGAAAACAGTAGTCCGTGAAAGATTTCCAGCAAAATTGAAACTGAGTCAAGATTTTATCTCCGCATTTCAAGAAGAATTCAAAAGACAAACAGCACCAGTTGTTACAGAAGATGAAAATGGTGCTCAGATTCAAGCAGAAGGTCGAAACAGACATACTGTTATTAGAGAGTTTCAAAAAGCAATCAAGTTTCTCACGAAAGGTATTTGATTTCTGTAGTACACATGTTTAAATATACATGTGTATGACATTGGTATAGTTACAAGAGAAAATGAATCTCAATGGGGTGGTGATCTACGTGCTCTATACACGATACGAGATGGTTTAAAACTTAAAGGAGCATCTGTAAAGACAGGAAAAAACTCCGAGGATCTTAAAGATTGTAGATATGTATTCTTATCTAATACATGTCTCGATCAAACGAAGAATTTTCAGACATTGAAGGAAAGTAAACAACCGTTTGGATTGATTGGCTTCCATGAAGATTTTCTTACATACTTTAGCACCATGATGGGGTTCACACGAGCAATTACAGCTATAGTCAAGCACCCCGATTCTAAGCAAGTTAATATTGATACTTTACGAAAAGTTCCTGAGGTAATCGGTTACTTTGCACAACCACCACCAACAATACAATTATTAAATCAACATGTACTAAGACATAGCCGTCTGTGTGTTGCTAATAGTCAGTTTGAAGAGAGTACAATGTTAAGAGATTGTCCAGATGCGAATACATGCGCAGTACATTGGACGACAGGTACAAGTGATATGTGGAAAAATACATCATCTGATGACAGTTTTCTAGAGCTTACAGGACTGACTAGTAGAAATTATATTTTACAAGTGGGTAGATTAGAAACAAGGAAGAATCAATTGATGACACTTGCCGCGTGTGATGGTATTGGTCTGCCAGTTGTGTTTGTTGCGACTCGTGGTTACCAGCCATGGTATACTGAGACACTTAAAAATTTCTCCAAGATGCTTGATGTTGATGTGATATTAGTTAGCGAGGAGCATGCTACTCAAACCAGTGGTAGATTTAAGGTTGTAAACATGCCGGGTGGGAAGAAGCTCGAAATCAACACACTACGCTCTGCTTTTGAACATGCGAGTGTTTGTGTAGGTCCAGCCTTTCACGAGCTACCAGGTTATACGTACCTAGAAGCACTGTATCTAGGGTGCCCAGTTGTGAGTAGTATATGGACTAGTTGTAAAGAATATCTACAATATAAACGTGGAGATGGTAATGTCGGTGGGTTGATCAATTATTGCAAGCCATATGATATTAATGATACACGTGAAAAGATTGAACAACAGCTCAACAGAAAACATAGACGTATTAAACCATCTAATGCAATATTCAACAGATCACCACTAGATGTTGGTAGTGAGATTATAGAGCAAATGACGCGGTGATGTATGAGTAAAACATTTTATGTATGTTCATATGGTGGTAGTGGTAGTTGGTTGCTTGTCAACCATTTGAAGAAATTCGGAACATGTCATCACATACATACCAGAAAACCTTCAAATAAGTTGTGTGAGGTTGATGGTGAACATTTCACGAACAAACTTGTTGATGACCTAACTAACCATCATGTCGTTTTTATATACAGTGAACCAGAATATTCTATTCATTGTAATGATTCCTTTTCAGAAAGACACTGGATCAATATTGGTGTTGATCCGAAGATCATAAGCTCAAGAGAGGATTACGTGCGTGATGATATTGATAAGGTTAAGTATGAAGAATTTTTTGACAATTACTACAAATTAAAAGAAAGGAACTATGATATAGTTTTCATCAGATTTGAGAAAATGTGGAGTAATTTAAATAAAATTGAACAGTTTTTGAATGTGTCATTTGATGGATTTCCAGAAAACAAATATAGAGATACACCAAAGAAGATCTCTAAAATGCCGATATATAATAATTTTAGAGATCGAATTAATAACATGGAGTCTGTTTTCAGGTTATGAGAGATGACCCTAACACAGTATCTGTAAACTTCTGGAAAAACCAGAAAGCCTTTCCAGAATACAACGCTAATATTAAGTTGAGAAGATTGCATGAAATAAATTATTTTGTACCTAGATTGCAATCTTGTGAGACTATAACTGATCTAGGATGTGGAGACGGGTCGTTAATTTCTTGTTTGAGAAACTTAACAAATATAACTAAATATTATGCATATGATATTTCAGCGGAAATGTTAGTCAATTTAGAGTTGTATGACGACGTTACAACTAATCGGTGTGATTTTTCTACAGATGGTAATATTATACTAGAACAGACTGATGTGACTATATCTACAGGTGTTTTGAATTATATATTCGATACCGAGTCTGTGATGAATTTACTCAAAAAGATCAACTCTCCAGTTTTTTACTCCAGGGTGATATGTCAGCATGATGAGTCTGTAATCATAAACAAATATTCAAACGATCTAAAAGAAGAATATGCCTCCATCTATCGAACAGTTGATGAGTATATGGATGTGTTCAAGAGTGTTTTCAGTGATGTCAAAGCACCAGTTCGATGCTATCCGGATGAAATGGAAAGTAAGTATGGTACTAAACAATATTATGTAGAGTGTAGACATGAGTAAATGCTGTGTAATATGTGAATGGATGTTCATACCGTTTGTACAACCTGTGTTTAATCAGATCAGCACTAACGTTGATGTTATATCAATACCTACAACCGGATTTCTTGGAAGTAGTAAGATGACCGTATATTTGAATAACTCTAAACTTTGTGCGATGACAGAGTTTCGAAATAAAATGGATGAGTTGAAGTATGATACTATTATCATGGTCACTCACAACGGTAATCCATTCTGGATAAAATGGATAACATATTATGATAATAAGCATACGAATGTTAAGTGGTTGGATATAGAGCATGATATTATGGGTGGTTACGCAGAGACGTCATCTCGCTTGGTCAAAAATCATATTGGTAATATAGTGTTCACCAAACCTCAAACTATGTTCTGTCAGCAGCATGGTATAACCTATTATGAAAGTCAGTGGTGGAAAACTGTGTCACGAGAAGGTTTGAAAATGACACCATGTGATGACGATAGGTTGTTGTATCTTGATGATGATATATGTTCACAATTCAATGGTACACCAGATGATACTTTGTTAATCATGGATAGCAATCGTTGGATAGGTTACAAAATACCTGAACACATAACTGATACGTTCAAGTATGTGTATTACAAAACACACAACATGAAGGCATATACGGATGTTGGGTCGAAAATAAAACGTAAAGATAAGAGACCTCTACACCCACTACCTAAAGATTTTCACGACACAGGTGGTGTGCTATTTCAACACGGTACTAAGATTGGTAAGTTTTGGCTCACTGTAGAATCAAGCACGTATGTTGAGGCTTTGATGTGTGGTGCTATACCGATTATAATCATTAACGACGGTGAGTGGGGTGATAAACACTCACAAGAATCTAATACAATGGAAACTGTTTTAGATGAAATTTACTCCAGAGTACAGTATTCAAGCTCAATCGGACCTAGATTTAATGTTGACAAATGCATAACAACAACAAATTTACAGAGTAAGATTGATTTGATCAAACAGTCTGATTATAAATCAATATCTGAACAACTTAGTAGACAATTCATTTACGATACAACACCCCCAGGTATTGTAGAGGTGTTGAATAGTGTAATATGAACCGTGTTGTTTATACACCGGGTGTATGGGACTTGATACATGTAGGTCATTTGAATATTATTAAGACTGCTAAGAGATGTGGTGATTTTTTAATCGTGGGTGTTTGTAGTGACGATCTGGTAAGATTACACAAAGGTACGTCACCAACTATTAATGAACATAACAGATCAGAAATGATAAGATCTATCAAATATGTTGATGATGTGTTTATATATACTGATCCGGATCAAACAACACAATTGAAATTATTTCAACCAGATATATTCGTCATCGGAGAGGAGTTTGGAAAACAGGGTGTACCAGAACATGAGTTAGCGATCACGTATGCGATTGGTAACGATATACAGATCAAAAGAGTTGACAGATTACACGGAGTGTCAACAACTCATATCAAGAATAGTATAAGTTGATTTTGTTAATTTATAATATATAATAGATTTATGATTGTTGAGAATATAAAGATGTACGACGGTAATCTGTTGCACAACAGGTTTGCCTATAGCTTTTACCGTAGTAGAGTGTTACCAATTGGTAATATTGTAGCGTTTAGAGCTCCTATGAAAGTTGAGATTGATGGTATGATAGACCAGGAGGATGTCCTGAAGAATGAATTTATCTATAGTCAGGATGCTGTCAATTTTCTTTGGGAGATTCCTAACTTGAATGCATTTGGTGCTATTGCATATCAACGATTGTTCAACACTAGTGTAGCTAACATACTGCAGAGTTATATCAACAAACCAATCGAAGTTGATGGAGATGACCTGATCGTACATGCTGAACACAATCAAAGAGGTATCATACAACCTCATGGGAAGTGTAGTGTCAGCATCACACATGTGAAGGATGATGCAGCATTGGGTCACACAGGTATCAATGTTCTAGCTGGAGAGGAAGCTCCATCCTTCGCGTACTCTACAAAACTTACAGATGAACAAGTGAATAGTTTCATGAAGGATGTTACTGAGATGTTCTACACAATGAATGATGATATCTTTGTAGCGACAACCAAAATCATCAGCAAGTGAGTGACAGTTGTGATGGTAAGGAAGCTGGTTACAATTTTTTATGCACATCATTCACAGGTGCTCGTAGTTCAGCTTTGAGTGGCTTGCCAGGTATGTTTGACATGATGCCAGAAGACACCGGAGTGGCAGGCACTCTCGAACAAATGGAATCTAACAAGAAATGCAATGATATTCGACCAGCTGAATGATTTAATATTCGACAAGTCTGTCAAGTGTATGAGTAATGTTGATCACGAGACAGACTACAGTCAATACATGATCAACAGATGGACAAGTATGTACTCTGATGAGATGGCTAATATTATCAACAACACTGTCAATTGGCTGTACCCTATATTTGAAACTAAGCTTGATCATTACAATTTTCTACACTGTGTGTTGCCTCAAGCCAAGCGGAAGAGGATCAATTACGTCAAGAAAATAAAACCGGATCCTCCGGACAAGGACGATGACAACCCACATGATGTGGAGATGCTAGCCAGGAACCTACAACTGTCTCAACGTGAGGTCCAACAGATGCTAGACATGAGTTGATTTCTCAGGTGCTCGTAGTTAAATATTGTTAACTATGAGCAAACAATATAAAGACCGGGTTGACATTGACCACATAAAGCCTACTCGAGGGTTAATTGATCTCGCGGATCACTCCAAAGGAGAAGGACCTTTGTTGACTGGATATGAACTAGACGAAGTTTTTGATGATATAATCCTTGCTGTGTACACTGATGTAGATGACACAGGAGAGAACATCATGCGAGATGGTATCGTGATACCAGGTAACGTGGCGGATCGTGCCTGGAGAATTGCTCGTGTGGTGATGGTTGGACCCAACTGCAAGCAAGTACAAGCCGGTCAACACATCATATTTCCCAACGAGTTTGGAGTCCGCGCCAGCAACATTATGATCAAAGGTGGAGAGAAGATCAAGCAGGCTGTGTTCTTGAACGAGTTGAGAATATTTGGTACATGTGATGTTTCAGGTTGATGCAAGTAGCACTTCCAACTCTCAACCGCATGTTGCAGGACAACGTGCTAGAGATAAAATTTATCAGGCGGCGGCCCAAGCCTGGCAGCTCACCAACTCGCCGCATGCTCTGTACCAACAGTCGCGTGTTGCTAGACTCACAAGAAGCTCGGACCGCTCTAAATTACGTGCCATCCAAGCAACCTCCAAGATTCAACCCAACCGCTAAGAATCTAATAATCACGTGGGACATCTTCATGCAAAGCTACAGAACAGTCAATGCGGATAGATGTGAGTTGATATCACAAATTCCGGCCAATGACGAATTCTGGAGATATTTCAGTGAGGAGCTCTACAAGATGAGTCAAGATCAAAAAATAACCTTTATGAACATATGATACTCGAAGATGCATGCAAACACCTACTACAGCGATCGATCAAGATAACATTGAATAGACGCAAACTGCTGAGAAGAGGCAAACTGCTGTTGTTCAACACAAAAGATCATGTGATTACATTCACCATAAAAACTCACAAAGGAGCGTTGAGAACATATGAGATATATTACCCATACGATGTGATCGACAAGAAAGACTCAAAAGAGATAATATTTGACTATTCACTAGACTCTCTAATGATCGATGACCTGCTAGCTGATAAATTACTTAAGAAGTACAAAACTTCCAGTACCATCTTTAATGACCGTTTGGTTATTGAGTACGAATAATATATTGATTGTACTCCAGGCCACTTGGTCTCTTGACACAATACACCCGTGAATTAACAGAGCGTATTGGTGTCTAGATTGTTGTCCAGTATAACATGTGTATCTTAACATAGTGACCACTCATATGAGATTTTAACTTTATGGAGAATCCTGACCTATAAACTCCGGTTGATAACAACCGCTAAAATATACCAGCTTGCGCTGCAGTTCGGTGCGATGCAGTTTTTAACCTGCCGTTTTTGTCCTGTCACTAACAGGGTTTGATTTAGCGTTGTCCTTCTAGCAGTGTGCTCTGCCAAGTCACATCCTATCATCGAGTTAACTACTACTCACACTCGTGTACCGAAAATGTTGATAGGTGATGTTATAGCGTTATCCCACACTTGTGCATCGTTTATATTTTAATATCTATTATATCATAATCAACTACATAAATAATAGTAAGTGAAGAAACAACCATTTTATTTTGAGATCAAGGATCTTGTCACGCAATTCATCAGTGCTTTTGATGATGTGGTCATATCTAGGCACAATCGTGACAGAAGTGTGGACAAGAAGATCAATGTGAGATATGTATATGCTCCAAAACAGAGAGTCATACACGACCTGACCAACAAAGCTAAACACATAACACTACCGGTGATAGCTGTAACTATTACCAGTGTGAATAGAGATCCATCAAGAGTGTTCAACAAATTAGCAGGTTCACATCACCCTCGTGTGGATGAATTTGCTGGTCAGCAGATAACTAACAACACAGACTTCTTGAAGCCTCCGGTTCCGATCGATATAGGTGTGAGTATGTCGATTCTCACCAGGTATCAATCCGACATGGATCAGATACTGAGCAATTTCATACCATACACAAACCCATACGTTGTTATATCATGGACTATACCGGATGGTGTATTACAAAAGAAGCAAGAGATTCGATCACAGGTGATGTGGGATGGTAACATAAACATGTCATACCCAGACGACTTGTCCGGTAGTTCGCAATATCGAGTGTCAGCAGACGCTGGTTTCACTATCAAAGGTTGGTTGTTTAAGGATCAATCTGACCCATCTGGTCAAATTTACAAAGTGACAAGCAACTTCACTCCGGTGATTGATATTGACGAGATATGATAACTAGACAAATATGCTTATCTGGTTCAACACTTGATGAAGATTTTCTTGATGGTACGTATGATCTTGAACACCACTCTGACATTGGAGTCAAATACTCATCTGTAACTGGTTATAAAATAACGTACAGTGACCGTATCACTAATTTTGTTGGTGGGAGCTGGCGAATAGCCAAGAACAACAGTCCATATACATTATATTATGCCAACCCTTCAAGAGCAGAAACACTACCACAAACTGGTTGGGTGTCGATTGAGAGTGGTGACTACACTGGTGTTGTTACATTGTCTGCATGTAATGGTGACTACGAACCGGTAATATCAATAACTCCATCTCCAACCCCTAGCAGTACACCTGCACCTACTCCCACGCCTACACCCACACCGTCTGTATCATATGCAGGTGGTTTGAAATACACACACAACAAATTGACAGAGTATGTAGTTGTGAAGGGTGTACCTACTATTAATTATGTAAGTCACTTGAACATAAAACCTGACGACAGCTACAACATATTATTAACAGGTTACAGCTTAAATTATACAACATCAGTATATTTGAGCTGTAACAATGATGCATATCCGATGAGTGAAGTTCAATCACCTAACCCAGGTCAATTTACAAACTTCATGGGCTATAAAATAGATTATAGTATTGTGTCAGAAAATGAATTAATAGTATCAATACCTGCTAGTCAGGTTGAATCTATATTAGATATAGTGGTTGTGACACCAGCTGGTTATGGTAAACTCAATCCCACGTACCACCCGGTGAGTACAGAATGGGTGCACCACAACTTACAGCACTCCACAATTAAATCTATTAATTGATATTCCCGCCCGGAGACATAAATAATTACTTAGATGGCTGAGTATCAACAAAACAAGGGCAGAGGATCAACTTTTGGTCGATCTCTAATGACATATATAGGTAGTAAGTTACCATATAACTCTATGGAGACTATCAACAATATAAATGAGATAAATCCTAAGTATAAGTTATTCTATAATAATGGAACACGTAGAGAGTCGATATTATCCAAACACTCTGTATCACAACAAATAGCTACTGATGAACCTATGGGAGCGTTGAGTGTTGACACCAACTTCCATAAATTTATGTACGCTAATATCGATCACGATAAAGGTAAGAGACTGAAAGATTTCCGAATCATGTCTATGTACTCTGAAGTTGGAGATGCGCTTGATGAGATTTGTGATGACTTTATTGTAGAAGATGAGGATCATAAAGTTACACGTGTTGCGTTTAGAAACAATGATATAAACAACACGAAGCGTAAAGAGATTGAGATTGAATTCTCAAAGATAATAAATCATTTCGACTTGGAAAATAAAGGGTGGGAGTATATTCGTAGATTGTTAATTGATGGTGAGCTGTTTTTTGAGCATATATTGCATGATGAATTTACAGATAAAGGAATACTTGGCATAGTAGACATACCCACCGAGGTCATGGATCCTGTGTATGATAATATACAGAACAAATTACTCAAAGGATTTATTCTGAGACGACCGGTGCTCAATACAGAGTCTGGTCAGACAGAGAAGGTGGAGTATATACCATTTGACAAGAATCAAGTAACATATATACACAGTGAGGTATGGAATGAGGATCAAACAATGAGGCTTCCGTTTATTGAGAATTGCAGAAGGTCATACAGACAGTTGTCAATGGTTGAGGATGCAATTGTCATATATAGGTTGGTGAGAGCACCGGAAAGGCTTGTGTTTAATGTAGATGTTGGAAACATGGCACCTCCAAAAGCAGAAGCATATCTCAAGAAGTTGATGCAAAATTACTGGAATCGGAAAACATATGACCGTGCTCAAGGCACAACAGTAAACGCTTTTGACCCTCAATCGATGCTTGACGCTTTCTGGTTTGCAAAAAGAACTGGTAGTGAAGGTACAACAGTCAATCAATTACCAGGTGGTGCCAATCTGGGTGAGTTGACAGACTTAATGTACTTCGTTAAGAAATTATACAAATCATTACGAGTACCTGTCAGCAGATTAGAACCTGAATCATCATACCAAGATGATACATCTGTATTGAGAGAGGAATTAAAATTCGCAAAGTTTATAATACGCTTACAGAAGCAATTCTCTCGAGGTATTAAAAACTCATTTGTGACTCATTTAAAGTTGCGTGGGATGTGGGATGACTACGACTTAAAAGAGAATGATTTTGATATAGAATTTAACCCACCTAGTTCGTTTCACACTCTCAGAATGCAACAGATATTTGATGTCAAATCGAACAATTACAACAATATGTCTAATAATGAATTTGTGTCCAATACATTCGCTCAGAAGAAATACCTACAATGGGATGATACAGAAGTGTCAGAGAATAGAGAATGGATGAGAAAAGACAAAGCATTAGCCTTTGAGATGGCTCAAATTGAAGCCTTAGGACCTAACTGGAGGGATATAATTGCCGCACAAGGTCAACCTGGAGAGGGATCTGGTATGGGTGGTATGGGTGGTATGGGTGGTATGGGTGATTCAGCTTTACCAGCTGACGCACCACCAGCGTTTGGTGAACCACCACCTACTGACGGAGCTGCAGAGAATCCAGAGGCGACGACCGGAGACAGTGCCTTGCCTCCAACATAATAATAAACATTAAATTATGAGGATGCGCGCCATAAATAATGGTATATGGCCCAAGTACAAAAGCAATTTGAGATAGTTGGTGATTTAATCCTTTCCGGAGATTCCGTACGGAATATATTCGAGCCTTTAGGCTTAGTTCCTCCGGTTCGTGCAATCACTATACCAGGAGGTTCAGTACTGTCGGGAGCGGATGTAACAATCCCCTCACAGACATTGAACTTATCTGGATCACAATTAACATTATCAGATGGTAATACAGTTGATCTAGCAGACGCTTTACCTGAGATTGACATACAAACAATATCTCTAAGCAATGATATTATTTCAATTACTAGAGGTAATACAATCAGCTTAGAAGATTACAAACAGCAACTCACCCTATCAGGAGATACATTGTTAATCTCATCTGGTAATGATGTTGACTTATCTCCAATGAAGCAGGATCTATCTGTATCTGGTACAGAGTTATCTATATCAGATGGTAATACTGTTGATTTAGGATTTTTAGCGGAAGAGTTAGACGATCAGACACTGAGCTTATCTGGTACCACATTGACTATATCTAACGGTAATGCTATTGATTTGGCGACAATGCAACAAGACCTAACTTTGGATGGTACGGATTTATCCATCACAGATGGTAATACAGTTGATTTGAGTCCTATGAATCAGTCACTGTCTATTAGTGGTACTGATTTAACTATCACAGATGGTAACACTGTTGATTTAGCATTTCTAGCAGAAGAACTCGACAATCAAACACTTTCTCTATCTGGTAACACACTCACCATATCAAATGGTAATAATATAGATTTAAGCACAACACAACCAGATGCTATTTCGCCAGTTTTTGTAACAAATATAGTCAATAATAATGGATTGTTACAAAAATCTTATTTACAAGGTACAATACCTAATGATTATATCGTGACAGGTATCACAGTTGATGATGATTCAGATATAGACATAACAGTTGAATGGGATGGTCCTACTGATGATTGGATGGGAGAAATCACAATAAATGACAACATCATTACAGATCAGTACATCTCCAGAATAGGAAATACACGTAGGTTTACAGCAACTGTTAATATGGATCTGGACGGAGCAGAAAATATAGTTGTATCTGGTAATGGTAGTTCTCATACAACAACTGTATCATTATTAGGTCAAGGTCCAGCGGTAACCAATGTATCTTTCGGTTCAATACCAACATATGGTGGTCAGCAGCAATCGATGTATTTAGATGGTGATACTCTAGAAGTGACATTAACGTTCGACACAGAAGACGTATCATCAATATCTTTAGATGGTGGAAATGATACAGCTACAACTAGTGTTAGTAACATGTCAATAACACCTGTAAATGTAGGTGATGGTACCAGTACATATACATTTAACACGTCTATAGACACAAGTTTGAGTTCCGTTACAGATGTACCTGTGAAGATTTCCGCTAAGAATAGTTTTGGTACAGAAGGAGATGAACATACATCAATCGCCAAAGTACCTGTTAGACAAGGACCAGAGATAACAAATATCACATTCGGTGGATATCCTGGCACACAAACAGAACTTAAAGATAATGACTCCATAAGCATTACAGTTACATTCGATACAAACAACATATCAAATGTACAGTTAGCGAGTGGTGGCAGTTATGCTTCCTCAAGCCAAACTAAAAATGTAACTGTTAACTCATTACAAGCAACAACATCAATAACGATAGACACAAGTGTTACATCAGCACAAGATCAACCAATACGGATAAGAGCTCGAGGTGGTAACAACAATTACGGTAATTACATCAACAGTACGAATACAGTAACTGTTAACAATGTAAGTCCTACATTTTCTGGATTTTCTGTAACATACCCTACAGGTCAACAAGCGCTAAAAAACACTGATACAGCTGATGTTAACTTGACAATAACTAATGTTGGATCGTCACCAACCTATACTTACAGTAACCCTAGAAGTGAAGTGAGTATACCATCCACTAATGTGTACAGCCAAACAAAAACAGTTACAAATACAAATTCCGGTAACTACAATATCAGTAGTAACAATTTTAAAGTAGTTGTAAACAGACAAGAGAATGATAAAACATCAACTTATAGCAGTGGAGTTATAAAAATAGCTGACGTTGCTCCATCCATTAGTATTTCGGTACCTAATAGTAGGTTACGCTCCGGAGGAGATGAAAATACAACAGCTCAAACTTATCAAATCACAGTCACATCAAATCAACAACTGGATAGTTTTAACATGAGTGCTGCTGCTTCTGCCGGTACATTGTTAGGTTCATGGCAAGGTTCTAACAGTAACAGAACATGGAAGCGTAACATACAAATATCTGACTCTGATGACAAAGGTACATTCGATTGGTCGTCTATAAATGCTACAAACCTAGCAGAGACTGTCAAAACGACAGCGGATAGTGGTGGTACATATACAATAGGTGGTTTTGTTGAGAGGTCGTTAACAATGTCAGCGTTGTCACGTACTCGTGTATTTGGTACAGATGTAGGTGATCCAACAAAACTCACAATAACTGAAACATTTCGCGGTAGTATTACATTTGATAACACCCTAGCTGATGGTTCATCAATCGAAACAGACATAAGTACAGGTGTGGATGTTACTAGTAAATACACTATAGTGGATAGTGGAGACCCAGGCAAGGTGGATTATGGCGGTGACGCTTTCTTCTACCTGGATAGAGTCGCAGTAAACAACAACGTGTCTGGTACATCAGTAATAACAGTAGAGGAGGGAGTATAAGATGTCACAATTTGAAGATTTTATAAGAGATGAATTACCACTACGTCAGGTAGTGATCAAAGCTGCTGGTAATCCAACACAAGGTGACGGAGTCATTGCTGCGTTGGGTACATACCTTTTAGATACAGATGATGGTTTTAAAAGATATGAAAAATACGGAAGTGGAAACACCGACTGGAGACCCACTCCTACAACATCTAACACTGGTGCAATTTCAACTGACACTGTTCAGTTTACTGATGATAGTGAAGTCACAACCATCAAGATAGATTCATTAAACGGTACATCAGAGTTAGATACATTCACTGTGACAGATCACACCACTGCAAAATATATTATAAATGCGAGTGGTTCTAGTGTATCACATTGCTCTGAAATGCTACTACATGTAGACACCAATGATAACGTGCATATAACACAGTATGGTGTATTAGGTGATAAAGATATTATATCATTCAATGCAAGTGTGTCTACCGGTGCTATGGCACTTTCTGCTACTACCTCACAAGCACTCGACATATCTGTATTCAAGTTTCTACTCAGTTAGACTCTTAATTAACATTTTATGTATGATGTCCTTTTTTTGTTCATCAGAATGATACCAAATCCAAGCATCTGAAAGTTTCATTTGTTTAATCTGTGTCTCTTTGTTACGTATGTCTTGCTCGATATACTTAACGTGTGATTGTCTGAGCTTAGGTGTTTTGATTCCTAAGTCATCACACATACTCATCAATGATATCAAATCACCTGACTCTTTGGCTCTTGAGGCTTGTCTCATCAACCTCTCCTTATCCTCTTGACTGCCTATGTTTTTATCCGGGTGGACCTGCTTGGCAATGTCTCTGTACATCTGTTTCACTACACCTGGTTGATCTTTTTTAGGTTTATGCTTAACTTTAGTATGTTCTTGCTCTTTATCAACTGGACAGGGTGGATCCGATTGTTGTGGTCTTTTCTCAGCTGTGACACGAGCCACATAACTAAACCAATCTGATTTACATTTCTCAAAAATTTCTTTAACTTCTTGAAGCTCAAGATCCATGTATCGCGCTTTTAAAATAGTTTTTTGGATTTTATTTGTCATATTATGGTGCGCAACTTAATAAATTAACTAGTGGTTGCTATAAATAATTATGTTATGAGTAATAAATTCGTAGTAGAAGGTGGCCTGAGTATACCCTCAGGAAAACAATTAGAGTTGAATGGTGTCTCTTTGAGCGCTATCAGTAACGATCCCAATCTTGCTGGTAATAGCCAAAGCGAACTTCCAACTGAGTATGCTGTAAAAAGCTATATTGATGCACATAATCAATTCACACTATCCACAACTGAAATTAATGGTAGTACATATACTGTTGAAGTAGATGATACTATAAATTTCCAGAGTGATAATGCATTGACCTGGACATTGACCGAGGACAACGTTGCGTTGGCTCTTGAGGTTGATGACAGTTCAATCGAGATTGATGCTGATAATGGTGTTCAAGTCAAAGCAGAAGGAATTACCAACGCAATGTTGGCAGGAAGCATCGAGTCCAGCAAAGTTGCTGAACTCAGCGCGTTCTCGACAACTGACTTGGATGAAGGAAACAAACTGTATTACACAGACGAGCGTGTTGATGATCGTATCAGCACCATGTTGGTTGATGGCAGTGGATTGACCAAGACATATGATGATACCGCTAATACATTAACATTAGACGTGTCATTGAGTGAAGCAACTGTCGCTGTAGTTGATCCTGCAGCAGATTCCTTGCTGTTCATTGATGCTGATGGAAATGGAACCAGAAGAGATTCATGGGCGGATTACGCTTCAGCAGTAGCTGGAGCTGGTATTACAGCCACAAATGGTTCATTTAGTGTAACGACTGAAGGAGTGACCAACGCCATGTTGGCAGGAAGCATCGAGTCTAGCAAAGTTGCTGAACTCAGCGCGTTTGATACAGACGGTCTAGGCGAAGGCAGTTCAAATCTGTATTACACTAATGACCGTGTATATACAGCATTATCAGTGTCTGATTCCACATCTGTTGACATGACTATGTCCGCCGCTGGAGACTTCAGTGCTGTGGCTATAGTAGATGATGCATCGATTGAGATTAATGCTGACAATGGTTTGCAAGTTAAATCCGGTGGAATATCCAACGACATGTTGGGTGGTTCTATCGCTAACAACAAGCTGACTAACAGCGCATTGAGCGCAGGTGGAGTTGAATTCACACTTGGTAGCTCGGTTGCGCAACCCGCATTCGATCTGACTGGTGCAGATTCATATCCTGGAGACGCCTCCTTGGTAACAACTGGTGCTTTAAATTCTGGTTCGATCACATCCGGTTTCGGAACAATCGACATTGGAACTAGCACACTTGATTGTGGAGACATCAGTGGTGATAGTATCACCATGACTGGATTCACAGTCTCAAGTACTGGTATTACAACCGTGCTCAGTGGATCACAGTTGAGCTCCGATTCAGCTGATGCTGTTGCAGAGGATGCTGACATAGCCAACAAGGCTTATGTTGATAGCAAAGTAGGAAATGCTGATTTAGATCTTCAAGGAGACACCGGTGGTGCTCTCGCGGTTGATCTTGACAGTCAGACCTTGTCTATCGTTGGTACAACCAATGAGATTGAAACTGCTGGTAGTGGTCAAACAATCACAGTTGGATTGCCAAATGATGTGACAATCGGTAACGACTTGTCCATTAGTAACGACGCTACTGTTACAGGTACAATGACACAAACCGGCAAAGCCACATTCGCTGTTGAAGCTGAATTCAACGGTGGAATTGATTGCGACGGTCAATTGTCAATGGAAACCAACAACATCGTTGGAACAGCTGATGACATGTTGCTTCAGTCTGGAACAATCACATCAGATTACGATTGGTCCACTGGCTCTGGTCACATGGCTCTTCAATCGGAAAATGAGCTTGTACTTCAGTCCGGAAACCGTCTTGAGAATGATTTCTCTACGACAATGGACAACACCACAGACGGAAACACAATGTTCTCATTTGACGGTGATGTTTATGATTCCGCTAAAGTTCATATCAGAATGTCCGATGGTACAGATACCACAACAAGAGAAATCTTGATTGCAACAAATGCAGCTGGCACTAGTGCTAAGCTCATTTCTTATGGTGTTGTATCAACAGGAGCAAGTGATATCGATGGAACGTTCACAGTAACAGTTACAGATACCAACACAGTTAATCTTGTTTGCACACAAACATCTGGATCAACTAACACAGTTGTAGGTCATTATCAAATGATCAAGTAATTGTATTAACAATAACCCTTAACCCTCTAGGAGGCTCTTCGGAGCCTCCTTTTTTTTACGCGAGGCATAAATAATTACGATGTCAGTAGAACAAGTAGAACCAGATCCAGAGCTGTATTACAGCACCAATTTAAATCCTCGTATCAAAGATATTGACGGTTTGTGCGACCGAATCGCGATGACATTAGGTTATCCTCAGATAAATGTAGAAGCGCACACCATGCAGGTATATGACAACATCGCACAAGCTTGTGAGCTGTTCACAAAATTCGCCGGTTTTACTGAAGAGTATCTTGTGTTTCATAGCACACTATATGAGAAACAAAAAGGCTTGTACATGCCTAAACTAATTGACAACACACCTGAACTGAGTGGTGAGATTACTAACGAGAATCCTGAGTATGATAAGTCACCCACTCACACAGAAGCTATCGATTTCATTAATGAACCTCGTACCATTTATACATATACTATATCTAAAGAAGAGAATACACCAGTAGAGTTTTTGCTACAATTTAAAAGTGGTTACTACCACCATGCTACTAAATTCTTAATAACTGCAGTATATAACGACATAACTGATGAAATAGACGCCAGCGTTGCTGAGTATGGAAGAACGTATACATCTGAGGATCCTAAGTCTATATTTAATGTACATACATCAAGTGATCAAATTGAAATCAGAATTACTACAGAGGTTAAAGGAGTTGCTACAGTCACTCGTGACAACTTCTCACCTGATACCAAGAAGAAGAAACTAACAACATACACTCGAGGGTTCGACAATCTATTGAACTCCACTAGGAAAGTCGTTGATGTGTACTCATTTGAAGAAGGTACCACAAGTGGAATCAATACACTATTTACTATCGAGCAAACATTAGCACAACAAACATATTTTAGCTATGCGATGGGAAAGTATGGATTCGATCTAGTGAGCTGGTACACATTAAAGGAGTGGATGAATGTCCGCAACAAGATGCTCTCGACAAAATATTGCTGGAGATTTGATGAGCGAGAGCAGAGAATGTTCATGACACCTGATCCAACAAGTCACACGCGTGCTCAATTTTGGGGTGCAGTTGGTGTGTGGTTGGAGAAACCTTTGAAAGACATTATAGTAGAGCCGTGGGTTTATCAATACGCACTGGCATTGACTAAAATAACGATAGCTCGTATACGTGGTAAGTATCAAGGTACGAATTTATTTGGTGGTGGATCTCCCAACTATAGTGAATTGCTATCGGAAGGTACACAAGAAAAATCCGCATTAGAAGAAAAGCTATATACAGGCACAACTCCTGGTTTTGGAGATGCTGACCCTCCTATGTTTTTTGTAGGATGAGGCGTAAGAGAACTTACAGTCAATATAAGCAAGGAGTGTACACTCCAGTCGGTAATAAGTACAAGGGTTCTAAGCGACCGGTTTATAGGTCTAGTTGGGAGTTAAAATTCTTCAGATGGTGTGACGCTACTGATAGTATACTAGAATGGACAAGTGAGTCGGTCGTAGTACCCTACACATCACCATTGACTGGTAGAACAGCTAGGTATATTGTAGATAACACCGTCAAGATACTCGAAGGTGGAGTTGTCGTGAAGTACCTTATCGAGATCAAACCAAAAAAACAGACACAAAAACCAAAGTCTCATGGAAATAAAAAAAACAGCACAGTGTTGTATGAAAATGTAACATATATCAAGAACCAAGCCAAGTGGGCTGCTGCTGAAAAATGGTGTAAGTCTAGAGGTTATAAATTCCAAATATTAACTGAAGATCACTTATTCAACCAGTAAAATATGTTTTTTTGGTCAGTATGAGATAAATAATTATCACATGGCATATAACCTATTAGTAGAAGATTTCGATCGTAGTGAGTTTAATTATATAATTGAAGAAGGTGATGGTAATAAACCATCACGTGTGTATATAGAAGGACCTTACATGTGTGCGGAGAAAGTCAATAAGAACAAACGTAGATATATTAAGGAAGAGATGATACGTGAGGTTGATAGGTATGTTAGAGAGGAGATAGATAACGCTAAGGCTTTAGGAGAACTTAATCACCCTTCAACTGCAGAAGTAGATCTAGAACGAGCCTGTCATATGGTGACAGAGTTGAAACCAGCTGGTAATGAAGTAATCGGTAAGTCAAAAGTCTTATCCACTCCCACAGGTAAGATTGTAGAAGCTCTTATACGAGATGGTGTACGAGTTGGTATGAGTACCAGATCTCTTGGCCGGTTAGTCGAGGAGGCTGGTGGTATAAATCGTGTAGAGGATATGAAGCTCATCGCGATTGATTGTGTTGCAGACCCTAGTTACCCTGGAGCATTTGTTGATGGTATACTTGAGAGTAAGCAATGGATTTGTGATAACACTGGAAACTTTTGCGAAGTGTACGAACAATTCGACAACAATCTGAGCAATCTTCCTAGTAAAAACTTAAATGAACATCTAACTAATGCAGTAGCAGACTTTTTAAAAGCAATTTCCAAGACATGAAAAACAAACAAATAAACTCATTCATCAAGTCAGTTTCTGATAAAAATTATAGTGAGGCTAATAAACAATTAAAGTCTATTATAGAAAATAAGTTACTGAATCGTATAAATAATCATAAGAATTTTAAAATATTTCAAAAAACATGAGCAAAGACATAACATCTATATTGAAGGAAGCGGTTGGTGATATAATCACACAAGAAACGCTAGATCAGATTGAAACTGTATTTAACGAAGCGGTCGACTCACGATCCGTCATCCGTGCGGAAAAGGCGCTTGTCGAACAAGACCAGACACACGCTGATAAGCTTGAGAGTTTACTCGAAGCGATTGACAAAGATCACACCGACAAGCTTGAGAAGGTTGTAGAGGCTCTAGATAAAAACCATGCTCAGAAATTAGTCCAGCTAGTCAAGAGGTACGAATCAACACTAACTGAAGATGCTAGTGGTTTCAAAAACACTTTAGTCGAGAGTATTAGCAATTATTTAGAAGAGTACATCGATGAGAATATACCTTTACAAGATGTACAGGAAGCTATCAGAAATAACAAAGCAGTCAAAGTGCTTGAATCATTGAGATCAACCTTAGGGGTAGACCTCGCTCTATCCAAAGAAACAATTAAAGACGCTATACATGAAGGTAAAGTTGAAATTGATCAGTCACACAAGAAGATCACACAGTTGTCTGAGAACAACAACAACTTAGCCAATCAAGTCACACAATTACAATCACATATATTGTTGAGTGAGAAGACACAAGATCTACCCAAACAAAAACAACAATACATGCATCGGGTGTTATCAAATAAATCTCCAGAGTTTATCACTGAAAATTTTGACTACACATTGAGATTGTTTGATAAAACAGAAGAAGAAAAGATAGTTAAAATTAAACAAGAGGCTGTAGCAAAGCGCCGACCTGAGGTTGACAGACCGATAGTTGAGAGCACTACACCAACAAATAAACAATCTAACAACGACTCTAATCCACTCGGCAATGTTTACATGTCCGAGTTAGGAAAATTTTAAGTTGAGACCTATATGGTCTGAGAATCAGAAAAGGAAACCTATATTATGTCACAAATAAATAATTCACAAAGTTATATCGATGAATCACGTGCCAACCTCCTCATGGAAAAATGGGCCCCTGTTCTTGATTATAGTTCTAGCAATGTTAAATCCATTGAAGACGATCACACTCGTTTGAACACCGCAATACTCTTGGAAAACCAAGAGACATGGTGCTTGAAAGAAAGTGGTTATCACGGTGGCGGACATGTTTCTGGTGGTACCGGTGGAGCCTTTGGTTCTGCAGATAACGGTGGCACTGGAGGTGCACTCGGAAATACAGACTCTTATGCAAGCGGCGATAGTCGTCTGCCTAAGATCCTCATTCCGATGATCCGTCGTACGTTCCCTGAGCTCATCACTAACGAAATCGTTGGTGTGCAGCCCATGAGCGGACCTGTTGGATTGGCATTCGCCTTACGTTACCGTTATGAAACGGACACACTTGGTACAGGAGTTGATGGTAAATCAACACCTCAAGATTCGCCTCGCGCGAGAGACCGCCAAGCTGGTTCGCCTAATTCAGATGGTGCGGAAGTCGGATACAACTACCTCGACACTCGCTTCACAGGCGCACAGTCTGATGATCTCACCGGTTTAGGTGCTGATTCAGACTTCCCAATGGCTGCTGAAGATCAAGGTGTAGCGGAATTGCTTAAAAACTTCGAACTCACCGGTGATATTCCACAGATGCTCGTCTCTTTTGAGAAGACAGCTGTTGAAGCTGGTACTCGTAGATTAGCAGCTCGCTGGAGTGTAGAACTAGAACAAGATCTCAAGAACATGAATGGAATAGACATTGACACGGAATTGACCAACGCAATGTCCTATGAAATTCAGGCAGAAATCGACCGTGAAATGATCATGCGTATGGTTCAGACAGCATTGAATGCTGGTAAGAATCATGGCTACAGTGTTTGGACCCCCACACTCGCTGATGGTCGTTGGATGGCCGAACGTAATCGTGACCTTTATGCTAAGATAATCGTAGAAGCAAATCGTATTGCTGTACGTAACCGCCGTGGAGCTGCCAATTTCTTGGTAGCCACACCTAAGGTATGTGCAATCATGGAAATGCTTCCCGAGTTCCAGTGGATGTCCGTCAACGGAAGTGTTAATACACAACCAGTCGGCATCGCTCGTGTTGGAAATCTCGGCGGACGTTTTAACGTCTACCGTGACACCCGCACCGAGTCGCAGTTTCAAGATGTCTCCAAGAGCAGTGATGTTCTTGGTGGCGCTCCAAGACGCGACACTGAACTTAACTACGTTCTTCTAGGCTATAAAGGCCCTGAGTTCTATGACACAGGTATCGTCTATTGTCCGTACATCCCAGTGATGGTACAGCGCACAATTGGCCCTAATGACTTCGCCCCTCGAGTTGGCTTGCTAACCCGTTACGGAGTAGTTGACAACATTTTTGGTGCTCATCTCTATTATCATATTATTTTATGTAAAGATCTTGACTCCAGTGTTGACAGCGCAACAGGCCAGTTTACACGTTCTTCGGATAAAGTTAACTACCTGTAATCTAGTCACAACTTGGTTATATTTGGAGGGCGGTGAAATGATATATCCGCCCTCTTTTTATGTCTGTATGCCTAGGGTGTCTCAAGACATTCAAGCATAATCTCTAACCGCTGCTCCGGGGTACCTCTCAACTCCACCCAGTGAGTCTTATGTCTGTGATACTCACTCCAGTCAATCTCATTCTCGTATATATCGATTATCTCATTTCTAAAATCAATATCAATACTTCTCTCACCATCATCCTCAATAGGTATATCCTCTGGATGTGTATAAAAAATCCAATCGTACTCCGGTAGTAAATGCTTATACATACACTCTACTATGCTCCATGTATTGTCATTGATTCTCCCGTGCCTATGAAGGTATAAACTATATACATAACCATCAACAACACATCGATCCAACAAGTAATTTCTATTACTGTTTCTATGACTCATCACATTGACATGATGTTGATTCATGATCAATAACTGTGTATCATCTGTACCTTGCTCGTTTATGTCAACATTGTGTGTTCTTTTGATCATTCGTGTGACCTCTGGCACGAACACCCAATGATTGACAGGTTGATGAACAGCATCATCATTTAAGACCGCTTTAGCACAGACATCCAATAATGTAGTCTTACCAGTACTTTGTGCTCCTGTGAAACTAACTAACATAATCAGTCTGTCTGCCTGTACAGGCTTTGTAAGTGATCGTCTATTCTTTCTTGAGTAGGTACACCTGGTTCATCCGGAAACCATTCCTCACCAATGTTGAAATGATTATCAACCGTCTCTGGGTGATAACCGCATGAGACTAACAGACATTTAAATGTTCTGATGACATCATCAATATGCTCAGCATCATTCTGTGCAGTGTACTCACCACCACTATATGGTTGTAGTGTTATCTTCATTGTGTAGCTTTTGTTTTCGAATAGGTAATTCTTTAACAACATTCATTAATTCGTTCATTTGCTTGTCAGTTAGTTTAGGATCTTTATTCCATTTAATATTCGAATAATTCTCATCAAACTGCAACTTATTTGTTGGTCTTTGTTTACTTCCTTTACTCATTGTTTATTATTATCATTGTTTTTATTGAAAATCCAGTCATCTATGTGATAGAAAATTGATGCACCTACAAATTGAAATGCAACAATAGCACCCCATAATGGCAACTTTAACACATCCGAGAAAAACCACATACATGGGTAACATACACAGAAACCACACTGCCATCTTAAATGATATCTTAGATGTCTTTTTATATCCATGAATCACTACTCATCTTCCGGTTCACAGTTAGGGTATTTCCACTTGTCGTTCATTTTATTATAGTCCTTGGGTGCGTGAGTTTCAGTATACATAGCACAAAGCATGTTCCACACCACCGCAGCAGCATGATCCTCATCACTTTCACCACTCCACCAAGCCTCGAGATGTCTGTGAGCACAATCATAATACACACTCACTGGCATGCCATTCATCCAGTTGTTCTCTCCGTACTTCTCAGCACCGTCCAGATATCGTTTCATCACACGTTTGAGCTCTTGCTGTGGTACTAGACTCATTCTGAGTTTACCATCACCAGTGTCGCGCTGAGCACCTGTGTCAAACTGTCTATTATTGTTTTCCTTCATTAATATTTTTCCATGGAGATATCATAATACCTCCATCTGTATTATATCCACCCACATGGATAATGCCATTTCTTTTAATCTACTTGTTATCATTTCCTCACCGTTGTAATGGTTTCTAACTTTAGCCGTCGTTAATACAGGACCTTCATCAACCCCTTGAGTAACTCTATGAATCACACAACCTATCCAATCATGTGTCTCGTGACAGACTCTCGATTGTGGGTCCTTGCCTTTCAGTTCTGGGTATACAGTAATCAATCCTGGGTGTAAATTGTAGATCTTATATGATTCGCAGATCATGGGTGGAATTATCCTCATCCAACCATGTAAAGTACATATACAATCATCACATCGGAACATAATTCTCTCATAATCTTGAACTGTAGGATTGGATGACAAGTACACAATCTCTACATTTAGCTTTAGCAGCCTTTTACTTATAGACTTATTACCTGGTGATTGGTTGGTTATAATCTTATCTGGCAGGAGACCTGTTGATTTACATATATTATAAATCTCTTCACCAGTGTGACTGAAGAATGCATACCACTCTTTATCTTTTTTCATCTATTTATTATTCTTTTGAACTGTGTTGTGTTATATTCTACCATTCTCAACTGCTCTGTGTCTAGCTGTACATCTATTAAATCAGCCAACAGCACCTTAGGTTTATCATCCAACCCAATATACGTTTTGTACTGCTTTCTCTTTATCGCTGCAACAACTGGATTTGATGTATCTATTGATACTATGTTGCTGTACTCCGGTGACGTGTATTTTGCAAACTCTCTAGCTAGACTACAACCTAGTAAGTGGTGTGGTTTTGTTTTGTTCCAGATACCCTCATCTACTAACTGATGAATAAACCTCTGTCTACCATTACACATTCTCTCTAACGGACTGTTACCTTCAGCTGTTAATTCATAATACGTATAATCGAAGCTAATAGCGATCATATCAGCATGTTTTGACATGTATCTATAACACTCTACTAAATCCTTCCAATTATGACCCTGAACAACACCCATCTTAACTACATCAAAATCCACTTTAGGGGAGAATTTACGTTCCCATTCTTCAAACTGTTGTATAGTACCAGCGCTGTCTTCTAGAACATCTGGTACAATATACAGAGATGGTCTCAACTCCTTAATCCATTTAATATATTTACTAGGTTCAAAGGACTCTTTAAGCTCGAATATGCTATTATCTAGATAAACCGTTCGCTTCATCTGTACACTCTTCTTAAAGAAATCAAAATAATCTTTATGCTCCTCGAACAGATGTACGAGTGCATAATCATAGTCGTTATATTCTCTAGATGCATTTAAGATATGCTTAGGTGATTCGTGTGATACTAACATCGTCATTATATCTAATTATAATGACATTTTATCATATTGCAACTATAAATACATATCTAATGAGATTACAAATAGTTGACAATACGGGGTTCGTACTTGATACAATAAAGCTGGATAATTATGATCTGGAAGATGATAGTGATTTGGTACAGATAACAGATCAGATACTAGATATAATAAGTCAATACGACGAAGATGAGTGATGAGTAGATTGTATATTTACTGATATGTTATAAATAATGACATATGGGTTATCAATATAGTTTATCACCTGATTGTAGATATGTTGTTGAGCGTGCTGAGCGACATGCTCAGAAGTACAACCACAACTTCATCACATCACATCACGTGATGTATAGTCTACTGAAATATAGAAAGTGTAAAGAGATTAATAAATTATTCTCAGATCACAACATTGACACACGTGAATTGTCAATGTTAATACGCACCCAACTAGATGTTAATGACGGTACAGGAGATGGTAATCCTTCATTCTCTCCAAAGATAAAAGAAATAATAACTTCTGCAGCTGCAGAGGCGGTAAGCAACGGTGTTGTATTAGTTGGTTTAATACATCTATTGATAGGTGTATTCAAGAAGGAATCCGGTATCGCGTCTTTAATTTATAAGAGATATGATTTTAACATAGCAACAATTAGACAGTATATCGAGGAATCAAGTGATGATCAGAGATATAAGACAGGTACATCAGAACATAAATCTACAAACAAAACCACAAGCAAAACCACAAGCAAACCTACAGCAGGGTCAGCTATAACTAAATACACTAAGGACTTGACACAGATGTCTAGGGAAGGTAAACTAACAACTGTGATTGGTAGAGATGGTGATATTGAACATGTCATACAGACATTGCTACGTAAATCGAAAAACAACCCTGTGATAGTAGGAGAACCAGGAGTTGGTAAGACAGCAATTGTAGAGGGGTTAGCAAACATGATTATCGCCGGTGATGTTCCGTATGAACTACAAAAGAAGACTATATTGAGTTTGGATTTACCATTGATGTTAGCAGGTACTAAATATCGAGGACAATTCGAAGAGAGATTAACTGAGGTTATAGAGCATGTATCAGAATCTAATAACATAATATTGTTCCTGGATGAATTACATATGATGGTCGGAGCCGGTAATGCTGATGGTGCTATGGATGCTAGTAACATAATGAAACCGTCACTAGCACGTGGTGAGATAAACATGATAGGAGCAACAACATTAGATGAGTACAGAAAGCATGTAGAGACTGATGGTGCTTTAGAACGTAGGTTTCAACCTATCAGAGTGTCTGAACCCAGTATTTTAGAGACTCGGCAAATTTTATTAGGTATCAAGTCCAGTTTTGAAGCTTATCACAATCTGACTATAAGTGATGAGTGTATTGATAAAATCATATCCTTATGTGACAGGTACATAACTAACAGAAACTTCCCAGATAAGGCAATTGATGTACTTGATGAAGCATGCTCATCTGTAAAAATTGATGTGTATCGAAAATATAAAGTGAATCCTGTATATCTTGAAAACGCCGAGATGGCTAATGAGCAGATGAAAGCGTTTGTAGAGAGAAAGCAATACGACATCGCTTCAGAGTACCGACAAGAAGAGACAAAGTGGTTATCTAAAATAGATAGACGACACTCACAGTACATGAAACAACATGAGATAACACGTGAGATGAATGAGGAACACATCAGCATGGTGATATCCAATATAACTAAGATACCAGTTGTCAACATAAAGGGGGGTGATCATTTGAGAATACGCAAACTCACATCCTTTCTAGAGAAAAATGTGATAGGTCAGCAACAAGCTATAGACGTAATAACAACCACCATAAAAAGATCCAAGACAGGATTGAACAATCCGAAGAGACCAATTGGAAGCTTCTTGTTTGTAGGTCCTACTGGGGTTGGTAAAACATATATAACCAAATGTATAGCGGAAGTTCTGTTTGACGATGCAGATAAGATAATACGTGTTGACATGTCTGAGATGATGGAGCAACATAGTGTCAGTAAGCTGATAGGTTCTCCACCTGGTTACGTGGGTTACGAGACTGGTGGAGATTTAACTGAACGAGTGAGAAGAAACCCGTACAGTATCGTGCTATTCGACGAGATTGAAAAGGCTCACCCAGATGTACTCAACATATTGTTACAAGTGCTGGACGAGGGTAGTATAACTGATGCACATGGCAGACATATAAACTTTAAAAACACCATCATAATACTAACATCCAACATAGGCGCTGATAAACTTACCAAGAACTCGAATGTTGGTTTCGGTAGTTCATCTAATGATGCAGAGTATAACGTGAACAAAGAGATAGATAACACCTTACGTCCGGAGTTTGTGAACAGACTGGATGAAGTGGTGATGTTCAACAAGCTAGAGGAACAACAGCTCATCAGTATAACCAGATTAGGTCTGGCGCAGTTGATACATCGTATGAAAAGTCATGACATCACGTTGAGCTACACACCATCTGTGGCCAGATGGGTGGTGAACCGGAATGAACATCACAAGTTTGGAGCAAGAGCTATCAACAGAATCATACAAAAAGAGATAGAAACACTACTAGCAGATCATGTTCTGGAGAATCCAGACGTCAGAGACGTGAAAATAGCCTGTCGTGGAGGCAAGCTGTTTGTTAATTGATTACAGTTTGGACACGATGTAACGAACTATCGCACTACGCACAATGTCGCAGTGCTCAAATTTGAAGCAGTACATTCCATTCTCTTCACTCTCTTCATTGTCAAACAGATCGTAAATTTGCTTGAAACCACTCTTGCCATTGATGTCACTCTGCTGAGTGTCACCTATGATGAACATCTTGCTACCCTCTCCCAACCTGGTCATGATGGTCACCAACTCGCTACGTGTGAGATTCTGAGCCTCATCAACAATAACCACCGCGTCATTGAAAGTTAAACCTCTCACGTAATTGACTGGTATGGCTCGTACTATCTCATTATCCAACAAATTGCGGCTGGTGGTCAGTGGCACCAGTTCATCCAGCTTCTCTTTCAATGGTGTGACCCATGGACTGAACTTGTCATCCACCTCTCCAGGCAAACTGCCCATGCTCTTGCTGGCACTCTCGATTATGCTTCTGATATACACCATCTCTCCTACCGATTTGCTTCTGAGCAAATGCAGCCCGGTTCGTGCCGCACAATAAGTCTTGGCACTTCCAGCTGGACCATCCACGAACACAACGTTGCTGTCTCTATGGAACGCGAGAGCCTCGAAACTCTTGTGCACGGTCTTCAGCTCGAATTTGTTTATAACTTTGAAGTTGAGATCGATGGTGTTCCGAGCAACTTTCTTGACGATGGTGTCCGGTTCCACGTGGCAGGCTTTTTTTACCATATACAACTATTTATACATCTCGCGTATAATATGCAAATAAACGACCACGGCTGCTAATTTTTTTCCCCCTGCGGCGGCTCCAAGTTTTCAGAATAGTACTGTCGCCGAATGTCCGTGTCTGTCACTGGATCCACCACGCTGTACACACGTCTCATGGGAATCAATGTGTTGTTGTTGATGCCGCTGTCCTTGCATATCTGTTGTATCAGTTGTTGGTGCTTGTCCAGTATCACGCTGCTGCTGGCCTCTGCTGCTAGAAACCCTTGATGCCGCCCGATCAGAGTGTATCCGTGATCATACGCGACATGTAAGAATCGATAGTACGTGTGTGTATCACGTGTTCTCATCGTGTTGTACAATTGCCGCATCCATGCGGTCTCTCTCATGAGCATGGGCATGGCCTGACTAGAGTGTGACACGGACAGGCAGCTACCATCCAACGCGATCCAGCCATAGCCAGTGGAGATTGTGTTGTGTTTATGTATTGACATATATTGTTATTTATTGATGAATAGTGTATTTTAACATAGGGACACATAAGTATAGGTATACTACAACTCATAACACGGGATTTAACATTCCACCTTAACAAAGAGAGCCTTTCGAATGATTGGCTCTTTTTTTGTGTATCGAGCAAACCACCTGTGAGTCGCGAAAAAAAATTTTCCGGAGACCGGTTCTCACAAACCACCGGATTTCTGCGAAAAAAAATGGACCATGCGTACCTGGTTTTTCCATGCCCAAAACACTATAGTACTTTTTTGCACACCATGGGGGTCTCAGCTGGTGTGGTCTGTCTGCACTCCCCAGTCAAACTCTGACGCTGGTGTGTTGTGATTGGTCGTGTCGTCATCCACCATCTGATTGATCAGATTGACCATCTGGTTCAACTGATCAGTGTCGATCAGATTGTTGAACGTGTTGGCCATCTGTTGATAGTCTGGTGTGTTGTTGTCGTGTGTGTCGTCTAGTAAGAAGAAGCCCATGTGTGTGATGGATGTCCAGAGGCCGGCTACTCAGCTTCACCAGCCTCTGAAGATCAGTTATGGATTAAAATGTTGATCAGTTGTTGATCAGTTGTTGTTGTTCAGCTGTGGCCAGTGACAGTTGTGATCTCAAGCGATCGATTCTTTGTTGCAGCTGATTGTATCGTCTCTGTTGTGCGTCAGGAGCTGCTTCTCTGCTCAC